GGAGCGTTTACACCGGTTAATCCATCGCGTGGCGCATTTTTAAGGGCAAAACAATCGTTAATAGTTGGACACCTACATAGACCAAGCCACCACCCAGAAACAGATTTAGACGGAAAGATTATTAGTTGCTGGAGTACAGGTTGTCTTTGTGAATTACGCGCGGATTATTCGCCTTTAGTTGGCAATACGATGCACGGTTTTGCACATATTCAAATCGCATCAGATGGCGATTACACGGTAAAGAATTATTCAATCATAAAAGGTAAATTATGTTAAAAGAAATTTTAGATAATGATTTAGAAATTGAATATGAGGATAGGAGTAGTGAATATATCGCATCGGCTTATAACGCTCTAGGTGCTATTGATTTGCTCGATATGGGTTTAATGGATGAAGACGAGCGGTTAGTTATTAAAACAATTCAATTTCAATCAATTGCAATAATTAGCGAATCAATAAATAATATTTACCATGAAATTTTTGACATTAGCCCTGATGACGATGGCGATTTGGTCATGTAATCCGAGCAAAAAACTTGACAAATTAAACGTAAAACACCCCGAACTCTTTGCCAAATTTTGCAAGGATTCTTTCCCGTGTGTAATATCAAAAGTTGACACAATTACAAGTTTTGATACTGTTTATTCAGCCATTAAAATAAATGATTGGGGAGAACTTCCAAGGGACACAATTTGGGTTGTAAAGGATAAGCCAACACTAATCAACAGACCTATGATCATTGGACAAAAATACCCTGTTAAAACGATTGTGAAGGTGGTTAAAGATTCAGCAGAATTGACCAGTGTAAGATTTGATTTAATCAAGTGTAATGAAGAAAGTAATAAAATAATTACCGAGAACAGTAAATTACACAGTAAAGTGACTACAAAAAATCGATGGATAATGTGGCTTATAATCGCACTTTTATGTTCGATATTGTGTAACGTAATACTCATAAAGAAATGACAGCATCGCAAAATTGCATAAACTTAATAAAGATGTTTGAAGGGTATAAGCCTAAAGCATATTTATGTCCTGCTGGAGTGCCTACAATTGGTTTTGGCTCAACCATGTACACCGATGGGCGTAAGATTAAATTAGGCGATACGATTAACGAGCAACAGGCTAACGAGTTATTGATGTGGGAATTAAAAAATAAATCAATTGCTTTGCACGGTTTAAATTTAAAACAGAATCAATTTGATTCCTGTTTGTCGTTTATCTATAATTTAGGCATTGGGGCGTTTACAAAATCAACGCTTAAAAAAAAGATATTGTTAAATCCAAATGACGCAACGATTAAAGATGAGTTTTTAAAATGGAATAAAGCGCGAGTAGGTGGCGAATTAATGGTATTAAAAGGATTAATGCGAAGGCGAATAGCTGAATCTGATTTATATTTTAAGGGTTGAGTTTTTATATTGGTTAGTAACTCGGTGTTTCCACATCGAGTTTTTAATTTAAATTTGCACTTCTCTCGTTTTTGTTTAGTTTGATATACCCCGATTATTTCTATTTTCGGGGTTTTTTGTGTTTATTTTAAAAATTATTTTTCGCCTGTAATTCAATACTGCATTGAGTTTTATCAAAACAACATAAAAAAAATAAAAAAATATTTTATTTTTATTTGGTAGAATGAAATAAAGTTGTATCTTTGTTTTATCAAAACAAAATAACTAACTAAAAAACTAAACAAAATGAATTTATTAACTACAACATTAAACGACAAAAAAACAATCGTATTAGCTAAAAAAGAAAAGTATAACACTAAAGCAATTCTTTTTACAAATTGGAATCAAGCCTATAAAAAACAATGCGAATTAACAAATTTAGGAATAGAATGTAAAATTTATCAACCTGAATTTGGAGTTAATTACATACAATTTAATTAAAAATACAGGGGTGCGACTGCAACGCACAATTTTTAAAACTAAAAACTAAACAAAATGTCAAATTTACAAATTCACGAATTAGGTAGCATGACCTACATCAACTGCAAAAATTTTACAGCGGATTTAATTATTCAATCAGTACCTGAGCCATTTAAAAGCGCACACAAATTAAGGACTTCAAAAGAGAAAGATTATCTTAAACTTGGTAATACAATAATTGTAAATCCTAAAGATGTACATCAAATTGCAATACACGAAAATTTTATTTATATTGTATCAGTTAAATTTAATATCACTTTATATAACGACGGCTCAACATTATCTTTAATTTTTTAAAACTAAACAAATGAAACAATCTACAAAAGACGCAATTACAGTTACAATCATTATTATTCTCGCTTTACTAGGCGATTCAATTTTTAACCAAATATAAAACCATGACACAAAAACGAGGGCGAAAGCCTATTCCAGAAGAACAAAAAAAGAAACCTTTAATTGTTTATTTAACGCAAAATGAAATCGACAAACTCGGCGGTAATTTTGAATTAAGAAAAATGTTAGAGAATTACTCACAAACTAAAATAAAACAAAATGCAAAAAAAGAGATTATTTGAAATTATTGATTTCGTTTTAAAAGACGATAATATTATCGTGCAAATTGTAGATAATAACTATATCGATAACTCGCTGGTTATTCCTGTGTATCAATTTAATGAGTATTTAAAGCGCCACGATAAGTTATACTTTGAGGCTAACGATATGAGTACAGGGGAATTATTGACACGCGCATATACTTTGACATTTCAAAACTACTGGGATGAAATGGAGCGCGAGTATAAAGAAGAAGATTTGTACGATTTTATAGTGGTTACTTGCTTTGATTTTACAAAAGCTATTGATCATATTATTTTGCAACAAAAATTAACTCAATATATATGGTAGTTTTATTTGTATCAACCGCACTTTTAACAATCACATTTTATGGAAAAATCTTTTTTACCCAACAAACGCGAACAGAAAATAAAGAAAACAAAACAAAAATGGAGTACTATAATAGACGCAATATTAAAGGAACACCAACTATCGAAGATTTTAAAACAACATCCGCAAACTAATTTTATCAAATATTAAAACTAAACAAAATGAAATCAAACGAAATTAACGAACTAGCCAAAGGTTTAATTCTGTTTCACGTGAAATGCGAAGGGATTAAAAAGGACGCAAAGAATCCATTTTTTAAATCTACTTACGCATCGCTTCCTAAAATTATTGAAGCCATTACCGAGCCACTAGCCGAATCTGGACTTGCACTCACAATGTTTCCAATAGATGAAAATTCGCTTTATTGCTTATTAATGCATACATCAGGGCAATGGATTGAAGCAACCTACACAATGAAGCCTGTAAAGGACACGCCACAAGATAAAGGCAGTTGTATTACTTACGCTAGACGTTATTGTATTAGTAGTATTTTAAACCTTCAAATCGATGACATAATGAGCGACGACGACGGCAACAAAGCAAGTGGCAAAGTAGAAGTAAAATCACCTGTTAAAGACGATGGCAAAGCATGGTTAAACAAAGGGACTGAGGAATTTTACAAGGCTGTTAAATATTTAGAAGGTGGCGGATTGGTTGCGAAAATCAAAGAAAAATACAGATTAAATAAAGAAATCGAAACTTTATTTTTAGCCATCAATAAGGAGGTGCAATCGTGAAATATTTAGCAAAATTAAACGGCGAATATATCAACATCATTTGCTTAACAACAAATCCTTTTAAATTGCGAAATACAAAGTACGACCGCGATGCGATTTGTTATACAGAAAATGAATTAATAATATTACGTCGAACATATCCACAAATTCAATTTGAAATTTTTAAACTTTATAAAAGAAATCAGTATGTTACCAGAAATTAACGAACAAATCAGCAAAGCAAATATTCAGTATCTAGCGACAAAAGTAGTAGATAATGTATGCCTAACAGGTAACATTATTCAGCTTGCAGAAAATCTTGCCAAAATGGATCTATTAATTAAGGAAATAAAAGACAACGCGAATTACAGAGATTATATTTTAAACGAGGTTTCAAAGTACGGCAAATCACACGTTACGGCATCTGGTACTAAACTAGAAGTTGCTGAAGTTGGCACAAAATACGATTACTCATTAACAGGCGATCCAGAGTTAAAAGAACTCGAAGAACAAAAGGCGATAATCGAGTTTAAGATTAAAGAACGCCAGACGTTTCTTAAGGCTTTAAAACACCCTATGGAAGTGTTATTTTCAGACGAGTTGGTTACGTTATACCCACCAGCGAAAACATCAACAACGAGCATTAAAACGACGATAAGCAAATAATGTATATTATCAACGACGTAGTATCCTACAACCGAAAAACCATCTACGCAAAGAGTGGGGAAAAAGTAAAGATTATTGCAGATTTTGATAACGTTGCAATAGTTGAAAACAAAAAGAGTATACGATTCCCCACTCTATTTTCTAATCTTTCAAAAAAGAAATTATGATACTTTGCACACCCTGTGTTGAACACCCATTAGAATCGCCTGTAATTGATTTAAATCACTTTGAAATAATACGTAAGGTTTGCAATTATATGAACGTAAATGAAGCAAAGGTATTGAGTAAATCACGCGAGTATAAAATGGTTATGACTAGATTTATAATAGTTGATTGCTTGTTGAATCAACAATCGTTTAAGTATAGTTTAAAAGAAATAGGGCAAATGCTGGGCGGTCGCGATCATACAACCGTAATACATAGTAGGGACGCTTTGCGCGATTGGGTTATGACGGATGAAACAATGAGAACTATTTTGAAAAATGCTCATTTAAATGTTTTTAATTCATTGCGGTATTTTAAATTTTAGTATATTTGTTTACAATTTCGTTACGAAGTAGAAGCCGAAACGAGATTTTTTTTTACTTTGTAAAGGGTTTGTGTTGCTTCTACCAACGCGAACCCTTTTTTATTTTTATGAAAAAAAATACTTATTATTTTTCACACGATTACAACGCGAGAAACGATACAAAAGTTTTGTTTTTGCGTATGCAATTAGGAATGGAGGGCTACGGCATTTATTGGTACTTAATCGAATCGCTTGCCGAATCTGGAGGCACTTTGCCTTTGCAATTAATTCCTGTGTTGGCTATGCAAATGCACACAACCGAAGCCAAAGTAAACGCTGTTGTAAATGCTTTTAGTTTGTTTGAGATTACAGACGATTTATTTTTTAGCATCCGATTAAATGAGCATTTAGAAAAGGTAAATCAAATAAAAATCAGCGCATCTGAGCGCGGAAAGTTGAGCGCAAGCAAAAGAAAATCAACTAAAATTCAACAGCCTGTTGAACAGGGTGTTGAACAGTCTGTTGAACAACCTGCTCAACAAAGTAAAGGAAAGGAAAGGAAAGAAAATAAAACTATTATTACTAATAGTTTTAGTGAAGATTTTTTAAATGATTGGAATACATGGTTAAATTTTAAAAAAACAAATTTTAAATTTACATACAAAACAATCGA